TTCAGACTACCTCAGATATTTCTCCAATGTTTGCTTTTCAAAGTAATTCTTTTGATGCGGTATTTACTATAGAGGTGTTAGAACATATTGAAAAATTACCTGCATTTATTAAAGAAGTAAAAAGAGTACTGAAGCCAGGGGGTAGATTTTTATCCATTTTGCCTAATGAAGAACACATCAAGTCTTCAGAACACTATTGGTCATTGAGTTTAGAGGATATAAATAAATTGTTTGCGGGTGGTGGTAATACTATTACTGAGTCAGAAAATTATATAATAATTGATTGGCAAAAAAAAGAATTAGTTTTTGACTTTGATGATTTTAGTGAGAAAAATAATCGTATGGATTTGCTAAATAAATTAAAAGAGGCAATTCCTGAATTGAAAGTAACTTTATTTACAATACCAAATGATTGCACAAAAGAATTTTGCCAAAGGATTAATCAGATAGATTGGATAGATTTAGCATTGCACGGAGATAAACACACTCATCTTGAATGTGCTGTTTGGACAAAAGAACAAACTAATGCAGTTTTAGATAAATACGAACAATGGGGAGTATTCAAGAAAATATTTAAACCACCTTTTTGGGAAGGAACAGAAGAGATGAATCAAGTCTTAGCAGAGAGAGGTTATGTATTGGCTCAAAATAAGAAAATTTCAAATTACACGGGTAAGCTGTATATAGTAAATAGTAATTCAGTTCACGGGCATATTCATAATGCTTGTGATAATGGCTTAGAAGAAAAATTTGATTATTACAAATCATTAAAAGGACATAATTATAAATTTATAAACGAACTCTATGCATAAAGATTTACCAGACATAATTATCCCCCATCACAATCGTTGGGATTTGATTGGAGGATGCTTACAAAACATACCTATGGACTATAAAGTATTTATTGTTCGTGGGTTTTATTTTGCTCAAGCGTGTAATCGTGGGGCAAGTCTATCAAAAGCGGATAGGTTACTTTTTCTTAATGATGATGTGGTCTTAACTAAACAGGCATTTAAAGAATTACAAGAACACGACGAAGATATTGTTGGGTTACCTTTAAGAATACCAAGTATGGATAAGATAGTTTATGGAATGAATATGTATTGGGGGAAATATGGCAATGTAGATAACTTAATTGATTCTGTAAAAACCCAGTTAAGTTTTGATGGATTCAATACTTGCCAAATCCCAGCTACAGGTGCGGCGTTTATGATAAAAAGAAGAGTGTTTGAAAAATTAGGCGGTTTAAATGAAGATTATGTAAATGGTGGGGAAGACAACGAATTGTTTTTGACTGCTTTGGAACAAGGCTATTCTTTTGGGCATCTTGAAACTATTTGCGACCATTTTCATTCTTCCAGCCAAGGTAGATATGATAATGATATTGCTAATCACAGACTCTTAACGAAACATTTTCCAAAAAAGAGATTACTAAATATTGTTAAAAAGAAGATTTCAACAGACGAGTTAATTTCGGTTATTATACCAACCAGAATATTAGACAAAGAACCACACTCTATTGAATCTCTAAAAAAGCAAACACACAAGAATATTGAAATTATTATAGTTAGAGATAAAGACCAGCGAGGGGCTTCGTGGGCAAGAAATGAGGGCAGAAAAAGGGCAAAAGGTAACTTCTTATTTTTCTGTGATGATGATATAGAATTGAAACCTCTTATGTTGGAAGTATTATTAACTAAATTATTTTATTCTAACGCTTCTTTTTCTTATTGTAATTATCAAAGAAAAGGTAGTCTAACGGGGCAAGTTCGTGGGGTTTCTTGGGACATTGATAAATTAAAGAGAACAAATTATATTTCCACTATGAGCTTAATTAAAGCAGAAGACTTTCCTGAAGAGGGCTTTGATGAAAGTTTAGAGAGATTTCAGGACTGGGACTTGTGGTTGGCAATGGCAGAAAAAGGAAAATATGGAGTTCATATTGACGAAACATTATTTACTGCTCTTTATAATTCAGGAGATATTAGTTGTCAAAATCCTAAATCAATAGAAATAGCAACTAATTATATTACACATAAACACAATAATTTAATAATTAACCAAAAGGAAAATCCTATGATTAATACAAATCTCGATGGAATACAAAGAGCGGTTCCTTCCAGGGAAGGGACGGAAGAAAGCACAAATATTCCAACATCAAACGACACAATCCCAAAGAAAATTGAATTGGGGAGTAAAACTCCAGTGCATCTAAATGGAGATTGGACTCATTTAGATACACAAAACTTTCCACATACTGAAATAGTTGCAAAGGCTTTTTCAGAACTACCTTTAGAAGATGGCTCTGTAGATGAAATTTATGCTAAAAGAGTTCTTCAAAGAATTGGCAAACCAATGCTTCTTCCTGCATTGAAAGAGTGCTTTAGAGTTTTAAAGCCTGTTAGTGAGATGACTATTATTTGTGTAGATGTTAAGAAGGCAATGGGTAAATTCTTGCAAACTTTTGATGAAAGATACTTAGAAGCTATTTTTGGCACACAAAAAGATTTAACCGAAATATACTTATCAGGTTATACTCCTGAGATTATGATTAAATTTTTACAAGATGCAGGATTTATTGGGGTTAAGCAAGTAACTCCCCCTTCTGATGATTATGACCGACAATTAGAATTTGTAATTAAAGCGGAAACGCCTAAGGCTAAATAATTTATGAATTATACTTGGAAATGTCAAAAATGTTTCAGGTATCTGTCAAATATAGACCTTGGCTCTTCTCCGCTTGCTACAGTAACTCAAAGAACAATTTGTTCCAGATGCAAGTCAGAAAATAAGATAACTCTAACAACAAAAAATGTAGTTGTAAGTTGTGGGTTTAGTCAAAAGCACCAAAGTAATTTAACAGATACACCTCAAAATGAAGCACCAGATACTAAAGACATACCTGTGGATAAACCAGGAGAGTGTTTAGAGTTGGACACAACTACAATGAAGAAATCAATATCAAAAAAGACAGCTAAAAGGTTGGAAGATTAGCCGTTTATTTACCCTTTTTAATCGATTTCTTGACTTTTTTGTTATTATAGTGTACCTTTAATTTAGGTTAAGGAAAATCTATGCATAGGCTTATTTAGTGCAATTATAATTTTTAGCACATAACCACGCCTTCGAACTCTGAGTTTGGCGTGGTTTTTTTCTTTTAATCTTTTTAAGGGTTGGGATTTTGTCGTTTGGGATTGAGGGCATTTTAAGCCCCAATCCTCAAAAAGATTAATCTACATTTACTATTAATAGAAAACTTGTTCTTATCTATCTCTTTGTCAAAAGCAAAAAATAGGCAAAAGAACATTCAAAAAATAAATCTATGTTAAAAACAGCACAAAAACAATCCGAAGCTACCCGTTTTTCCTTTTCTATGCCAATTATGAAATGTTATGAAGAAGTTCACTTAGATGAAGATGGCAAAGAGAAAAAAGAAAAATTTATTGAGGGAGTTGCTTCTTCCACGGACATTGATTTGCACGGAGACAAAATGGCTCCCAGTGCAATAAAATCAATGGCTAACAGCATTAAAAAGCACATTATTGGTTTGAATGCTGAACACGATAAGTCTTGGCAATCAGAATTAGGTGATGTTACTAAGTTATCGGTGGATACAAAAAATCATTTGGTAATGAAGGCTAAATTAGATATTACCTCTAAAGCCAAAGATTTGTGGTATGCATTGACTGAAAAGAAAAAAGAACTTGGTTTGTCAATTGGTGGGTTTGTAAAAGATTACAAACTTGAATGGGATAAAAAGAAAGAAGTATTTTCCAGAGTTTATAAAGATATTGAATTAGACCACATCGCAGTTACTTCTACTCCTGCAAATCCAAAGACTTGGGTGGGTGCTATTGCTAAATCTATGGATAAAGCAGAAAGATTAGAAGCAGTCAGCACTTTTTCTGATATGACAAGAGAGGAATTAATTAAGTTTATCAACCTAAGTATGAAAACCTTAGGAGATGAAAATATAGTAAAATTATTAACTAACTTTAGTCTGAAAGTTAATGATTCAACGCTTATGAATAAGAAAAAACAATCTTCGCTTGAATCTGAAGATGCTAAGAAAAAAGTTTCTACTGAAGCTGAAAATGACGAAGCTAAAAAAGATGCTTCTGAATTGGAAGATGAAAAAGGAACTAAAGAGGCAGAATCAGAAAACCAAGAGAACGAAGACAAAAAAGCAGTTGATGACTCTGATGAGAAAACTGATGAAGAAGAATCTTCTGAAGAAGAAGACTCTGATTCAGAGGATGACTCTAAAGATGAATCAGCCGAAGACAACTCCAAAGCTTCAGATGAAGAATCTGATTCTGAAGAATCTGAGGAAGATTCCGAAGAAGAGGACTCAGAAGATGAGGAAGAAGATGACTCTGAGGAAGATGAGGAAGACGAGGAAGACGAGGAAAAATCTCTTACCCGTAAGGAAGTTGGTAATATGATTCAAGAAGGCTTTGAAAAAGGTTTGAAGGGTTTCTTTGGAAAACTTTTAGGTAAAGATGGAAGTCAACCTAAAAAGACTGAAGAAAATAAAGATGAAAAAGTTGAAGGAGAGGAAGATAAGGACACGGAGAAATCCGCGGCTGACCTTTTGAAATCAGTAATTACTAATCAGGAGAAGATGGCAAAGATGTTGAAAAAGAATCGAGTAGTTAATCGTAAAACTACTAAGGGCATAGCAGTGGACAAAGACGAATCTGAAGGTGATGATAATACTGATGTATATAAATCACTTGACGAGGAATTGGATGCGATTCGCAAAGCCAATGAGAATGACCCTGAAAGAGCTTTTTCAGAATGTGGTAGGATTCGCTTAAAATGGGCGAGTAAAGAGAAATAACCTCTTACTATCTTTTATAAATTAATTCTTAGAACTTATTGCGTATGTATAAATCAGTTTCTGAAGGATTGTTGGAAGCAGTCAAGGTTTTAGAGAAATCATCTAATATTAAAGATGGTTTAGCTCAAGCCGCTAAAATTTTAGAAAAGACTGTTCAATCAACAACTACTTCAACATACGCCCAGCGGGAACACTTGGACACTCGTTTAGCTGACATTACCGACAGAAAGACTCCTTTCTTAGATAAAGTTGCCAAACGAAAAGCCAATGGAATTACACACGAATGGGATATGATTACTGCTCTTGGTAGTAATGATACCGCCACTGCAGAGTGTGGAACACCGCCAGAAAACGAAGCAACCATAGTTCGTTATTCTGCCCAGATTAAAACTTTTGCTTCTAAAGTAGAAGTGTGCGATAAAGCACAATGGGGGGCAAGCGATTACTTCGACCTAATGGATATGCATCTTATGCACGGTATGCGTAAGATTATCCAGGATGTTGAGAAGAAATCGTTCTATGGTGATGCCACAGGTTCACCAAATGAATTTGATGGTATTTACAATATAGTTTCTGACTACGCTTCAGGTAATATTGTAGACGCTACTCAACACAAAGTTTCAACTACTTACATCGATTCTGCTATTCAAACAGTAATTGATAATGGTGGGTTGCCAGATACTTTATTTATCTCTGCCAGAGATATTAGAGATTTAGCAACAACTTGGTCTTCAGTAGTTACCTACAACGACCCAGGAGCAGGAATGACTTTTGGATACAATATTGCTCGTTATATGAGTTTTGCAGGTCCGTTGAATGTAATAATGGATACTTTCATTAATACAACCAACTCTGTTAATACTCCTTATGATGATGCATTCATCTTAACAATGGGTGAGATAGCTATGGCTGAAGCTGAACCAATGTATAAACTTCCAGTTTATCGTGGTTTAACCTTAGCAGAAACGCAGACTGTTGTTTGGAATTGTGTTCTTGAGTTGCGTATTCCGCAATGGCAAGCCATTATTTCCAATATTGGTCAAGTTTAATTCTTTTGGGGCGGGCGGATTTCTGTCCGCCTCATTAAATGATTAATTAATAAATAGAAAACTTATGTTTAATAAAGAGAAAACAAATCAAGAGGATAAAGAAATTAAAGATGAAAGTAAGGAAACTAATGTAAATTATATTAGACCTGATTTAGCCTCTTCTGATAAGGAGTTAAATGAGGAAGAAGAACGACAAGAGGTAGTTTCTACTAATCATAAAGCAGTAGTAGTTTCAAAAACCTTATATAATGTTAAGGTCATTGTCGTTTTTAAGAAAATAGTTCCCCCAACGGGTCCAGTAAGAGACCAATTCAATATTTATCAATTTGATAATGATGGTAGATGTGTAATGCTTGAAAGAGATGCTATTTTATTCTGGAAGGAACGCAGAGCTACTCCAGGAATGGAAGAGGATGTAGAAGTATTTGATAATGAATTTGAAGATGGAGAATTAGTTGGCGGACAGTATGATTTTGATGAAGTAAAGAAATTGTTTAAAATTGAATCCGAGGACTTGGCAACCAGTCAACAACGAACTCCTACTCCTTAAAAATTAATACTTAAACTAAGGGTAATACCTTACATTAATTTTATGAACATTACTATACAAAAACACAGGGTTCATCCTATATGGAAACTTTATGATGAATCAAGAAAATATTTAGGTCAAATCTTAGGTGAAACTAAAGAAGGTATGCCTGCTTTAGCTATAACTATGGCAGATATTTTATCTGGCAAAGAATTGCCTGAATTTAAAAAAGAAGTTCTTTCAGATGGCAGTATAAATATTTATAATGCTGAAAATAAAAGAGTCGGGGCTTTTGAAAAAGAATTTAAGCTAATAGCAAACGCACTTCGTTGGCAAGGGCAAAGCTAAATAAATCTTATGGAACAATTTACCAATAATAGAATAACTCAGATAAGTTATGATACCTCTACTGCTGGTACTCTTTCAGAGATGTCAAAAAGATTAATTTTGGTAGCTTCAACTGCGTGCTATATTAATTTTAACCAGGATTCGGTATCTGCGACTACTGGTTTTTATTTGCCAGCCGATGTACCAATTACTGTGGATTTAAGTAAAGTAGTCAAGATTGCCGTAATTAAAAGTGCTTCTGCAGGTAAATTAACTATTCTTGAATTATTCTAATAAAAAATTAAATAGGAAAGAGTTATGAGAATTTTAATGACCAATTTAAGATTGACTTGGTATTCTGGTTCAGATACTTACCTTTATACTTTGGCTAAAGAATTAATTAGTCGTGGACATCAAGTCTCAATTTATTCGCCGTCTATCAGTTTAATTTTACAAGGCAGACGGTTTGAAGAGGCGGGAATTACAATCCTTCCAAAGTTGGAAAATACCTTTTATCAAGCTACAGAAGAATATGGTTTTGATGTAATCCACGGACAACATTCACGACCACTTTCGGAAGCACATAGAGTATTTCCAAAATTGCCTGCCATTTTTGTTAGTCACGGAGTATTACCTGAACCTGAAAAGTATCCTAAAGATGTGGACATTGCCAGATACATTGGAGTTTCAGAAGAAGTAGTAAATTTTCAATATAAAAATATTCCTGAAAAGTTAAAAGAAATTATACGCAATCCAATAGATACAGAAAGATTCTTTTACTCTCCTAAAAAAGCAGGCAAAAAAATTAAAATATTAATCGCCAGTAATTACTTTCATAATGAATGGGACGCTGAAGAAGTTTGGAAGGCTGTAAAAATACTAAATGCTGAAATGGATGTAATAGGAACTAATGGAAAGATAATGTTCAATACAGAAAAGATAATTAAAAATTGTGACCTTATAATTGGCTTGGGTAGAAGTTTACTGGAAGGAATGGCAATGGGTAAGCCAGCGATAGTAGGAGATTATAATGGGTATGACGGAGTAATTACTCCTAAGTCTTACCAAGAGATTAAGAAGCGTAACTTCTCAAGCAGAACAAACAAAGAGAAATGGGACGGAAATAAATTGGCAAAGGAAATTCAAAATATATTTTCAGGAGACTATACAAAGATGGGGAAGAACAATAGAGATATTATTTTAAAAAATCATAATATTAAGAAAATTGCAGATAGATTTGAAGCTATCTACAATGAGATAAAGGTATGAGGAAATATAAAATAGCGGGAATGACCCGAATAAGAAATGAATCTTTGATAATCAAAGAACATTTAGATGCTATGGCAGAATACTGTACTGGCGGAATCTATGTCTTTGATGATGCTTCACAAGATAATACAGTGGCAATTTGTAAAAAGCATCCTGCAGTAAAATCAGTAATTGGAGTTAAGGAGTGGGATACTAAAACAGAGTTAGCCATAGTGGAGAAACATCAAAGGCAAAAATTACTGGAAGAAGCTCAAAAAGATAATCCAGACTGGCTTGTCTATTTAGATGCTGATGAAAGATTATTTTTTAACTTTGAAAATTTAAGTGATGATGTAGATGTGGTTTATTCAAGATTGTTCGATTTTTATATAACCGAAGAAGATAAAGATAGAGAGTATAATGGCAATTTAGTTTCAATGAGAAGGTGGTGTGGTCCTGAGTTTAGAGAGATAGTTTCTGTTTTTAAGAATCTACCCACTCTAAGATTTACTCGCAAAGATTCTCGGAGTCCTGAAATTTCTCTTTATAGCCAAAGGCTACCCGCAGGACTAATCAGACACTACGGTAAAGCAATTTCAGTTGATAACTGGGAAAAGAGATGTAAGTTTTATCAGAAAAGAGCACCTGAGTATGCCACTATTTGGAAAAAAAGACAGAACAAAGCAGTTCATAAAGAATCAGATTTTTTAAGACCATTATATACTTGGAGTAAAGTGCAAAAACACGCAGTTATTCTTTCAGCACAAGATTATACTCAAGAGGAATTGCAAAAGATGATAAATTACTAATTAACAAATAGGAAAAAGTTATGAGAAATTCTAAACCAAACATTTTATTTGTGCCAAAGGACAAGATGGGGTGTGGATTTTATAGAATGTTGATGCCCGCCAATCAAATTAAAAAGCAGGGGTTAGCAAATGTAGAAGTAGTCTACGATATTTCAGACCCAAGAGTAGCCCAATGGGCACACTTAATCGTCTTACAAAGACCTTCAAGCTATGATATGGCAGAGTTTATTCAGTATTGGAGAGCTAACGGAAAGAAAATTGTATTTGAAATAGATGATTATATGCAAGGTATTTTGCCAGACAATCCTGCCAGACCTTACTGGGAGCATATCGGTGGAATGACCACCCGAGCAATGCACTGTATGAGTCTTTGTAACGGAGCTACTGTTTCAACGCCAAGATTGCAAAGAGAATACTCATTTTATAATAAAAAGATTCATTGTCTACCAAATTACTTAGATAGGGAATTGTGGGAAATGCCAATAAAGAATAAAGAGTTTTATGAGAAACGGAGAGATGATGATATTATCAGAATCGGCTGGGAAGGCTGTGTTGGGCATCGACAAGATTTAGAGTTAATTGCCAAAGTATTAGAGGATTTAGTTCTTGAATATAAAGGCAAGGTTCATCTGGTTATGTTCGGATTTACTCCATTGGATATTTTCTTGAAACTGCCGAATGTTCATCAAACTTGCCCCAAGTGTAGTCATTCAGGACCGCTTGAGTATTACCCAACAGTTCCATTACTTGAATATCCAGTCAGATTAAGAGAGTTAGCATTTGATATAGGAATTGCCCCAACAGTCAGTATTTCTTTCAATGATGCAAAATCAGATTTACGCTTTAAAGAGTACTCTACCTTAGGAATCCCAACAGTTGCTTCAGATGTCCCTGCTTATAATAATTCTATCAAGCACGGTGTTACTGGATATTTATGTCAAGATAATTACAAGGATTGGTATAATGCACTAAAAGGATTAATTGAAGATGAGAAGAAGCGTAAAGAAATGGGCAATAAAGCAAAATTCTGGGCAGAATCACAGAATATAGAGGACAATATTTTAAAATGGCTAACTGCATATGATAAAATATTGACTGCCATAGATTAATTTAAAGACTAAAGTAGTTATATAATTGCTAACGGATTATCTCCATAAAGGTCGTGGATAATCGAATTAGCGAATTAAGAGGAAATAGAAATTTATACTAATTAATCAAACATCAAACGCATATGGCTTTAACATTTAATTGGAATCAAAGAACAGGTGCGGCGAGTGCTACAATCACTTCTGATTTAGGCATTAGTGGTAACTTGTTCAATTTTCAAAATCAAGATGTTGCTTCTGCAGCAGAGTATACTTCGTATCCTATTACTGCGGGTAGCAATTCCTATGAAGTTTGGTTAAGAGGTCATTTTACCGGCTCTTTTAACAAAGTTCAAAATTTGCAACTTTGGAAAAGTGGTGGTGCTGAAGGCGATGGAGAATCATTATATTGGAAAGATGGCGGTGGCTCTGCTTTTGTAGAACCTGTAACCACTGATGCTTACACAGATGCGGTCGTGCCGACTGCCGACCCAGCTTCTTCCAATGTATCAATCAATGATAGTCAGGCAAGTTCTTTGAGTGCCGCAGGCTATTCTGATTATGTTGTTCTTCAACTAAGAACCGCCGCAAGTGCTGAAGCAGGTGATACTGAAACTTTCACTTTCACTCTTCAATACGATGAAAATTAGACCTCTATTCTCAAATTTGAGAATGAACTAAAATTCTAAATTCAGGTATTATATATAGAGACCTCTATAACTAAATATCCTTTAAAGAAGCATAAAACCGAATACAATCGGTAGCTCTTACTGAGTATCACGCAATACAATGCTGGCACTCGGTCTTTTTGTGAGCAACTAATAAATAATAAAGAGACTTATGAATAAAGAACTAATCAATCAATTATACAATCAAGGTGCTTTAGACTTTTTTTGGGTGGCTGTCAGAAAAGACAACTCTACCCTTTGTCAATTTAAACAAACAGGAGATACAATAGAAGAAACTTCTTTTTCGGAAATAGACCGATATTCTGAACAATTCAAATCTTTTAAATTAATAAGTTTAAAAGACGAAACTATTACCTTTGAAGTTGATTTAGAAACAGGTGATTTTCTTTTTAAAGGAGTGCGTTTAAAAAATAATATTGAAATTGCAGGCAATCAATTAAAATGTTCATTTTGGAGACGCAAACTTTTGACAATGAATTTAGCTCTCTCAACAGAGAGTTCAAAATATCTTTGTTACATTTTAGGTTGGCATATCAATATTGATGGAGTCAATATTAAGAAAGAATATCAAATATTTCCTGATTTTTCAGTCAAAGAGATTCTACATAAACAGAGTCGGAAACTTTTTGCTAAAGCCAAGATTACTTAAACCTTATGTTTACAGCTGTGTGGAATTCAATCGCAGTGTTCTTACGCTACTTCTGGGTTAAATTATGTTTAACTATACCCGTGGGGCTATTTATGTTAAAAGAACAACATTACTTAATTATTTATGCTTTGTTGTTTATTTTGATATTGGATACAATTTTGGGTATCTGGGTATCAATTAAATACAAAGTTTTTACAAGCCACAGATTATCACGGATAACTGCTAAATTATTTCGTTATGCAATTGGCTTGGGCAGTATTTGGGGGTTGGTGGTAGTTTCACCCTCTCTTTTTGGTTGGGCATTTAACTCTTTTGGCATCTTCTTTATATTGACAGAAGTATTCAGCAATTTTGAAAAGTTATCTTTATTGGGTCTTATTGTGCCAACTAAATTATTATCAAAGCTAAATAAGAACTTTCTTGAGTATGCCTCTGATGATATAAAAGTAAAGAGAAAGGCTATTAGTAAGATTTTAAGTAAAAATGATGTAAATTATACTCTATCTTCAGAAGATATTCATTTAAAAGACACATAATTTATTTGATTGTGTGACTAATTTGATACGCTATGTATTCGCAAATACCAAAACCTCTTACTGACAATGACGAATTGAAAAATTTGCGTTCTTTGAATTCAAAGCATTTTAAATTAGACAATAAAGAGAGGATAATGAATGCTCACGCAGGGCATATCCATTATCTTGATAAATTAGATAGCAAAAGATTTCGTGAAGTAGATTGGACTTTAAATTGGGATGAAGATAAAAAAGGATGGGGGTTTAAGTTTCATTCTTTTCAACCGTTTTTGCCTGAATATGCAGATGAATGGGTTTCTTTTAGAGATTTGTTTGATGGTAAAGACCAGACAATTAGATATAAAGCCCAGTGTAACCACATTAAAGGTAAATTATTAACGCCAGATGAAACTCTTAAAATAACTAAACAGTCTCATCTTAATTCTGTAATTTATAAAAATGCTTTCGGTAAAGGAATTGATTATCTTTTATATTTTACTCGTTCTCGATTAGTTAAAGCTGTAAGAATTAAAGATAAAGTTAAAAAAGTTAAAGATTATAATTTTGAGTTTGAAGTAGAATTTCCAAAAAAAGCTATTAAAAGAGGTTTTAAGGATAATATTAAATATGAATTAGATTTAATGAGAGATAAAGAATTTGATAGTAATAAAGAATTATTGATTGGTGATGATAAAGAAGATGGAAAAGAATGGCATACTTATTTAAAAGGATTTAAAGTTTGGGATGATAAAAAAATAGAAACAGTTAAAGTAGATTATTTTCAGAAAGATAATAAAAAATATTTAAGAAAAAAGATTACAGCAGACTTTATTAAAGATTCTGTTGGTGATGTCTTTACAGATACAGTTACAAGTTATTATATGGGTGCAGGTGATGGTGATATAGGTTCTCCTGATGACCCTTATTCTTGGGATACAATTCACGATTTGTCTTCTGGTAATGCAAATCCAACAGGAACAACATATTCGTATACTTATAATTACGGAAGTGGTGACCAGGCAATGATGTGGGTTAGAGGTAGTAATGGAAATTTACAAGGACAAAGATTTTTCTTGCCTGCTGATACCTCTGGTTTAACTTCTGGTGCAACAATTACTGCTGCCACTTTATATTTATATGTTGATACGAATTCAGCACACGATGATGACGCTCAAGCTTATATTGGTTTAGTACAAACCACCCAAGCAAGTAATACAACACTTGTTGGGGGTGACTTTGACCAGTGTGGAAGTATTGACGACCCAACACAAGGAGCTACTGGTAAAAATATATTAGATGATTTTACTTCTGGTGAATATAACACGTTTGTTTTAAATGCAACTGGTAGAGGTTGGATTTCTAAAACAAGTTATACAAAATTAGGATTGAGAGAAGGTCACGATATTGAAGATGACCCAATTAGTTTGAGCAACACACAAGCAAATGGTATTGCAGCTCGTGCTTCTGAGTATGCAAACACAAGTTCAGACCCATATTTAAGTGTTACTTATACAACGGTAACTACAGTGGCAACGACAATCACAGCAAAGGCGAGAATTCAAAAGACACTAACAAAAACAATAACTGCAAAAGCCAGAGTTACTGTGGGGGGAGTCAGTACCAATATTTCAGGCAAAGCCAATATTCTTAAAGCTAATGTAACACAGACAGTAACGGCTAAAGGAGGTATTAGTAAAACATTTGATAAAACTATTACTGCCAAGGGGAGATTTCAATTACTTACCGAAACAGCTATTTCAGGTAAAACAAATATAAGAAGTGCAGTATCTACAAATATTTCTGGTAAGGCTAATATCAGATTTACTGAAGGTTCTTTTATTACTGCCAAAGGGGATATAAAGAAGATGCAGGAAACCTCTATCGAAGGAAAGGGACGAGTACAACTAATCTCTGAAACAACTATTTCTGGCAAAGCCAGAGTACAATTAGTTACTTCACAAACTATTACTGCAAAAGCAAGGGTAACTGCGATTGGCTCTACTAATATTCAAAGTAAAGGTAATTTAAGAAATGAGGTTAGCACAAATCTTTCTGGCAAAGGACGAATAGAAAAAACCAAAGATACAAATGTTTCTGCAAAGGGACGAATTCAATATCTATCTATAACTAATATTTCTGGTAAGGCAAGGGTAGACCTTTCTTCCAGCAGAGCTATCTCGGGCAAAGCAAATATTAGACAAACTCAAAGCACAAATATTCAATCTTTGGGTAGTGTAAAGAAGACTGCTGAAGAAACCATTCAAGGAAAATCCAGTATCAAGCAAGAAGCAGTTGAAACAAACATTTCTGCAAAGGGAAGATTACAACGAATGGAAAGTTCTTTAATAACTTCAATAGCAAACTTGAAGAATACTTATGATTTACCAATTTCAGCAAAAGCCAGAATCCAAATTGGTGGAGTTAGTACCAGTTTATCTGCTAAGGGGAGAATACAACAAGAAGTATCTAAAACAGTAACGGCAAAAGGCAGGGTTCAATTTTTATCCGAAACGGATATTTTAGGCAAGGCAAATATAAGAAATACTATTGATACAAATATTTCTTCTAAAGCTAATATTAAAGTTAGTCAAGCAACTAATATAAAAGCAAAAGCAGATATTAAGTTAATTGCCGTAGAAACTTCTATTCAGTGTAAGGCATTAATATTAACTAATATAGGTGGAAGTGTTAGTGCTAAAGCTGATGTTAAGAAAACACAAGAACAAAGTATCACTTCTAAAGGAAGAATAGAAAAGACAGAAATGTCTGCCATTTCTGCCAAAGGTAATATTTTATATGGTGAAGGAGTAAGTTTAACTACAAAGGGTGATATAAAGAAAACTTCCGAAACAGCTATTTCAGGCAAAGCAGATATTAAAGTGTTAGATAATTCTATCTCAATTTCTGCTAAGGCTCGTATTCAGTCTTTATCAGATACGAGTATTTCTGCCAAAGCACGAATTGAGCTTGGTGGAATTTCAAATCTATTAGAAGCTAAGGCAAACATAAGAAATACTTTTAATCAGAGTATAACCGCAAAGGCTCGTATAAAAATTTCAGGTATTGATAATCCACTAACAGCAAAGGGGGATATTAAAAAAATAATGACTCAGACAGTTACTGCTTTGGGAAGAGTAGGAATTTCTGGTGATATACTCTTAGAAGCTAAGGGTCGGATTACTCGAGAAGAAAGTACAAGTATTTTTGGTAAGGGGTCTATCAAACAAACCTTTAGTTCGGCTATTTCCGCCAAAGGAAGAATACAGACAGGCGGAGAAGGAACAAGTATTTCCACCATTGGGAGCATAAAGAAAACACAAAGTACTCTTATATCTTGTAAAGGGAGTATATTCAAAGTTTCAGAGGTCTTAATTACTGCAAAAGGAAATATTAAATTTAGCTTTGGGGAAGATATAATTGCAAAAGCGAGTATCTTTAAGACAGACAGCACCACAATCCAAGCTATTGGAAATATTAAAGTTACCAGCCAACAAAGTATTCAGTCTAAAGCTAACTTAATTTGTACTCTGGGCAAGAGTGCACAGGCTCTTGGAAATATTAAGGCTCTGGGTGAACAAGATATTCAAGGTAAGGCAGATATTTTTAAAACAAGTAGCACAATGATTCAGGCTCTTGGAAGTATTAAAGTTCTTGGAGAACAAACTATTCAAGCCAAAGCAAATTTACTTGAAACTCTCGATACAGATATACAAGCTAAAGGTAGTATTCAAGATACTTCTGAACGGACTATAACTGCATTAGCCAGTATTAAAAAGTATGCAGTTTCTGTAAATACCCAAGCTAAAGGTAGAATTAAAACATCTGATATTACTAATGGTATTTCTGCAAAGGGCGATATTAAAAAGACCAGTCAATCTAATATACAAGGATTAGGTTCAGTAAAGAAGACAGAAAATCAGTCAATAAGCGGGAAAGCTAATATTGTAATAAGGTATTCATCTACTATTCAGGCATTGGCATATATTGAAATAACTGCCTCTCCAACAATCCAAGCAAAAGGAAGTATAAAAACTACACACGATGTTACTGTTTCTGCTAAAGCATCTTTATTACTTTTGGGCGAATATTCTATTTCAGCCAAAGCATCTTTATATGTCATAACAAAGGTATTGGGCATTCCTAAAAATATGCTAAATACCAAAGTAAATATTAAACAAAAAACAAATATAAAAGATGATGTAGGGGATTTAGATGAAACTTTTGCGGTAAATCAATACTATGTTCCCGCTGCGATTAGATTTCTAACTGGAGAAGAAATTGCCACTTTACAAGGAAAATTGTATAATTATACACATAGGGGATTTTTACCTAAAGCAATAATCCGCAATAATACAATTATCTATATTTCTATTAGAGAAGGCGATTTATTATATGATACCCGAAAGAATATTAACTATCGGGTAAAAGCAGTAAGGAATCAAAGATTGGCTAATCGCTGGATTTCAAGAACAAACTATCATCATTATGAACTTTTCTTGGAAAAATTAAATAATAGTATTTACACTAATTAATCTTATGGATACTACAACTACACAAATCACATCAAAGGCATCAGTAGGAATAACTATTTACTTAACTTTGGCTCAATTTAAAAGCCAAACGATTATTGATTTTGCTGAGTATTCAGACGCAGTTTTACAGGAGTATGTTGATAGAGCACATTTAGCAATTAATCAATGGTTGGGGGGAAGTGTCGGTCTTAGTTCTCGCTGTGAAAAAGATATTAGAGTTACTTATGATTATCCAAAGAATGGATTATTTATTCAGTTACCACACCGACCAATCGTGTCTGTTGAAGAAATTACAGTTACTTTCAGTCCATCAGGAGTTATAACTTGGGACACAGCAACTGAAGTAGATAATTGGCGAATAAATGAAACAACAGGTTATCTTGAATACTTTGGCTTAAATTTGAGCGATTATGCTTTGAATTTATGCTTACGAGACCCGACCGCTTCAAATGTTATACCAATGGCAGAAGTAGTTTATTCAGCGGGGTATTATCCAATTCCTACTGCAATTACAAAAGCAACATTAATATTAACAGAACAATTTATTAGGTCTGAAAGTGGAGATGATGTTGAATTAACCTCAATCGCAGTAGGCAATTATAGAGAAACCAGAAAAAGAAGTAGTGGTATTAAGAGTATGGGAATGATTGGTGGGGTTGACCAAGTAGAAAGATTGCTCCGACCTTATAGACAAGCTAATCAAACAATGTTTACTAATGGACCATTAGGTTAAAAGATATGACAACTACCAATCAATTCTTATCTGCCAAATTGAAGATAATTCAGCCTACTAAAGTAATAGGCATTCCATTGAGAATGTTTAATACTAAGATTACTGTTAAGAACAAGGCAACAACCAAGGACGATACAGGCGGTTTGAATGAAACTTTTACTTCTGATTATGTAAATATTCCTGGCACTATTCAACCATTAACGGAAGATGAAGTAAGAGAGTTACAAGGTACATTATATAATTATACTCATCGAGGATTTCTACCAAAAGTAATTTCTCGGGAAAATGTGCCGATAGAAATTGACTTTCAAGAAGGAAGTATGTTTTATGACCAAGAGACAGAAGAGTCTTTCAGAGTCAAATTGATAGACGAGGAAGAAGCCGCCAATGTTCATTTTTCATCAAATTATTATTATTTTGATATATTGTTAGAAAAATTAAATGATGACCGTTATGATTAAAATTACTGTTCGTGGGGCAGACCTTGCCTTATTGTCAATAAAAAGTAAACGGGCAAGTTTGGATAATTTGCTTAGGGCTTCAGTTAGAACATCGGGGCTACAAGTTGAAAAAGCCGCGAAAGAGAATTGTCCTGCAAAGACAGGTAATCTAAGAAGAAGTATACTATCACAAGAGTCACAGGAAGGCAGAACATTTAAGGCAACTGTCGGTCCTGATATAGCTATTGCACCGTATGCGGTCTATGTAGAAACGGGGCATACTCAACAACCAGGTAGATATGTACCTGCTTTGGGCAAGAGGTTAGTTGCTTCTTGGGTTGAAGGAAAATGGTATATGGCAAAAACTGCAATACAAATGCGAAAAAAGGTCGAAGATAATCTAAAAACGGCTTTTAGAAGAGCCTTAATAACAAAGTAATCTTATGGGATTTTCAGTGCAAAATTTAAAAAAGTTAGTTTTCAGTGTCTTAAAAGATGACGCAACTTTAATAACTTTACTGGGCGGGAATGAAAACATTTTTCACTTTCACCCTAAACAGGAAAGTAACATACCTTATCCAATAGTAGTATATAGTATCTTAGGCATAGAGGATAACCCTTATGATTCAGATAGAAATGCTGATATAAATACTTTGATTATTAACATAGATGTCTTTTCCAGCGACAGCTCGATGAAAGAAGCTGACGATATTGCAGATAGAATATATGCCTTATTGCACGGGCAAACTATTTCTGATGATAAT